GGCCTTGACCTTGTCTGTCATGCTGAGGATGCCGGTTCCCCCAGACACTATCTGGAAGGTGCGCATGACTCCCTGCGCCTCCTCTATCGCTGTCTTAACCGCAACGAAGCCCTCTGCCATGCCCACGGCTGCTGCCTTCACGACTACCGAGATACCGGTGAACTCATTGAGCATCACCACGGCCTTGTAGGCGATGCCGGCGCTGACAGCCATGCCCACCAGCTCGGCCCCCATGGTGGTGAAGTTGCCGATGGACTCCTTGATCTCCGGTTTAAGTCCTTTGATGACGTCCGTGAGGAAGGAGGCCTTCTCAGCCATGTCCTTGTAGAACTGTGCCACAGGCTTGTCCACCAGCGCACCGATCGATGCCAGTAGCTCCTCGTTCTGGTTGTGCAGCATCTTCTGCGCACCGGCGGCAGTGTTGGCCTCCTCGGCAGCAAGGCCGTTGAACTTCGCCAGCTTCTCGGTCAGCATGGCCGTGCGCTCGGTCTCGGTGCCCCGCTTGAACGCTGCCTTCTCGGCTTCTGACATGGCGATGCCGAGGCGTCGGGTGCTGATCTCACCGGAGGATACGGCTATGCCGTAGGCCTGCGACGCCGTGGTGAGGTCGACGCCCATGGCCGATGCGTAGTTTTGCAGACCGGGTAGCAGCGTCGCTACCGACCGGTCAGTAAGATCGAACTTCTCAAGCACTGCCACGGCCCCCAGGGATGCATCGCGCGAGAACGTGCTGACGTGGGAGAGGCTGACAGCCAGTTCCTCAAACCTCTTGGCTGTCTCCATGCTGCCGGAGATCGCCGCTACCTTCTTCAGGGCCAGTTCATTCTGTGCATAGGCATTGGTGACCTCATGGATGGCCTCGCCGGCGAGGTGCCATGCCTCCACGAGACCCAGAGCCTCGATGACATGTTTGAGGCCTTCCATATGCTCGCTGACTTCACCGATGCCCTTCTTCATCTCGGAGGAGTCCAGGGATAACTGAGCTACTAGTTCACCGATGCTGATTTCACTCATGAGGCACCTCGCTGCGAATAACCCGACCGGTCAATCGTGCCGGTGAGATGTAATCGCCTGTGAGAGCCGATATGATGTAGGAAAGTTGCCACGCTAGCACGTCCCTGTTGTCTTCCAGTCGCTTGTAGTAGGCCTCGATCACCGTCACCACCTCAAAGTACGATGCCTCATAGAATCCTTCTACGGAGACCGGCTCGGACGGCGCACCCGAAGAGATCGAACCATTGATGCTCGGGGTCCCTGTCGGCGTAATCTCGACCACCGGCATCGTTGTCATGTACCCCTGAGTCACCGTCGTCTCCAAAGGGCCTTCACCAACTAGCTTCTTCTTCTGTGCTTCCAGCATGTCCTTGATGAGCTTCACGTTGGAGGTGCCGAAGATGCTGGCCTCGAAGATTTCCACGGTAGCCTTGCCGAGCGCAGTGACCTGTTGGTTGTCCAGATCCTCTACAGCCTCAGTGATGGCTTCCAGGGTGTAGTCGGGATGGTTCTTCCTGGAGCCAGCGAATAGCGCCGCTACCAGGAAGTCTAGACTCTGCACGTCGTAGGCTCTCTTGTTGGACCGCTCGAAGTGACTGACCCCCGTCATCTTCTCGATCAGGCGGTAGGCCTTGACATTGAACTTGAGATTCAATGTAGACGGGTTGGGGTCCGTCGGGATAGACACGCTGCCCTCACCGGCGAAGTCATTCACTGGAAGGGCTGCGGGTTGTTTCTTATCACCTAGTTGCACCATAGCGGGTTCTCCGTTGTTTAGTAAGCCTCCTGAGAGGCGTGTTAGTTATTGAAGGTTCTCAGTCCATGCTGCCGTAGACTTGCCTGTGCACACCAATTCCTGGGTCTTCTCATGCTCGGAGTCATACATAGTCTCCTCCATCTGAGCGAGGCCAAATATCTGCGGCAAAGAGGCGCCGGTGCCGCGGGGGCGGTAGCGAAGCAGGATCGTCGTCTTCGTGATCTTGGCGTTGATTACCGCGGCCTGACCTGAGTCGGTGGGGTCGTAGTTGCAAGTGAACGACAGATCCGCATGGGAGTCGCCGTAGAGCTGCTCCTTCCATCCATTGCTGTCATTGTCGGTCGCATCGATCAGATTGTTCTTCGGTGTGAAGGACGCCTTCTTGACGCGAAACGCCTTGGTGAAGGTAACCCCCCCATCGGTGCTGACCTCTACCGTTGCGTTAGAGCCTAACTGCTTACCCATGAGAGTCTCCTTTACTTTTCAATGTTACGAGGGGGATACCACGGTATACTGCATGACCTTCGCTGTGACCGTCGTAGATGATGATACAATGAAGCTCACCTGACCGAGGCCATTGTTGAATGTAGCGCCATCCAGGAACCCAAAGTCCGTGTTGGTGGTAGCCGCAATGGTCTTCACCAAGGTGGCTGCGCCGAGATTGCGGATGTTCGAGGACAGCGTGAAAGTCACCGTGATTGGTGAACCACTGGCATTATCAATGCGAAGCGCCGTAGTCGGCGAGTTGCTGTAGACGTTACCATTCACCGCGTCGGTGGCTTGCGAGGTGACCGCTACGCCGGCCGCGTACGGGGGGGACGACTGAACTGTTAGTACGGTAGCTGACATGTTTCTCTCTCCTGACCCCGCAGGGCCTAAAACCCCGTAGGGTGTTGGTTACTCATAGATCCATAGGTGACAGTTGAGGCCGAATACGTACTCGGCATTGTTTGTCTGGTAGAGGAACATCGGATCCCCTTCCACCACGCGCACGGCATCGTACCCTGTCATCGGCACGTCGTGCAGAGCGTCCTTCACTGACCTAGCGAGGGTCTCGCCCCCGCCGTAGTCGTGGGGTGCGCTGCGTACATGCAGCACCACGCGGGGTTCGCGCTCTTGAGCACCCACGCCGGCCTCGGCGAAGTTCCCGATCAAAGGGCGGAGAGGACTGGCATAACTGCCGTTCAGGTGGCAGAACACGGCCCGACTTGGCATCGAGTCCTGGACCTGCTGCTGCACCACATCGAACACCGTGACGTTATAAACCAGACCCAGTCCGGCCCCGGCGATGGCGTTGGCGACGTCTGTGGCGGCATTCCTCATATATCCGCCTTGATGCGATCGGCTATCCGCTTCAGGTAGCCCTCCTGCATCCGAAGGTAAGGATCCTCTAGGAACTTTGCTTTGCCTGTCTTGTGGGGCACATCGACGCGCTCATGCACAGCCAGGGCATAATCAGTGCCATAGCCTACAGTGATCTGATCCTCAGCGGCCTTGGTATAAGCACTGGCACGAAGACGTCCAGTGTCGACCGGCGTCTCCTCCATGGAAGCCGTTTGCAGAGCCAGCCCCTCCTGATACATGGCGCGCAGTGCTGATGAGTGCACGACTTCGAGGTGCTTTGCCAGGTGAGCCAGAAGGCTCTCTTTACCCTTCAGGATGCTCATGCGAAGTACACCTCGTAGATGGTGTAGGATGCATCCTTGGTGTAGGCCGTTTTGTAGGCCAAAGGCCGGCGCGGCTGCCCGCCGGGGTCGTCGATGGGGAGGAATACCTGGTCATCTGGGCGGATGAGTGTCAGCGTTGTCATCCAATGGGTGACATTGTACCGTGCCCCGTCAGGCATGGTCACCAGGCGGGCGCCGCTCTCTACGCGCGCCGGCACGCTAGTGGGCGCTCCGTAGGCAGGCATGCCGCGAGCTGCAAGGCTACCTGAAAGCCTGAACAGTACGGTCACTGTGTCTTGAAGCCAGGGGGAGATATCCATTAGCTACTCATCCCCCACTTCCGGTACTTCTGGATCACAGAGTCGACGAAGGGGATCATCATGTAATTGTGATACGAATAGCTGTAGGACATCAAGCGCTCGCCAGCTAGCAGGTAGTTCTGACCCCTCATACGGTAGAACCACGTGCACAGGATCACGCAGGCGCGAGTCAAGTCCCCAGGCAGCGTCACGACACTCAGGATGGGGTCCAGAGGATTATCCAGAGCCTGTTGAGGGGTCACATACCCCCCTGAGTAGGTAACCGTGTAGAGAGGGTTCTCCTGCCCTGAGTAGGGGGTCTGCTTGATGTTCGGCAGCAGAGGAGCCGTCCAGTACCACCCGGTGCGGTTGTAGATGGTCCCGATGCGTGCGTTCTTCACGAAGTACACGTTTGGGTCATAGACTGCCGAGTCGAATAGTATGGTTATCGTGGGGGTTGGTACCGTGAGAACATCGATAGGGGTTCGGTCGCGAACCTGAAGCACTGTGGAGGCAAAGGCTGACAAATGTTCAACGTGGTTCTTCTCATAGAAGAAGGTGCGGTTGGTGGAGGTGACGAAGTAGTCAGAGGCCTCTGAAATCAGGGCAGACAGGTATGCATCCTTGGATGTATCCAAGGTAGGAATGCTCAGCTCTAGCTTCAGGTCAGCTAATAGAGCGAGGTTTCCTGGAGGTCCTGCTGCCATGTGCTCCTCGTGTAGAAAAGCCCGTCCGGCACCCGCTAGAGACCGGACGGGCTTCGGCTGTCGCCCTGTAACCGGTTTACTTCTTGTTCAAGCGGTCCTGGAACGACTGCTGCTTGTCTGAGATCATCGCTGCTGCCAGCTTCTCCAAAGCACCAGTGAGCTTGTCCCCGAACGCTGCGAGGTCTGCCTTGGTGATAGGCCCATTCATGGGGTCAGCCGACAACCCCAGAAGGGTCTTGACGTTGGTGTCGTCGCGGACATCATGCTTGTTAATCACGGCCAATT